CCACCCCGGCCACGCCGAGCGGGCGATTCTATGAGATTTGCACCCAGCAGAGGGGGCTGTCGGACTGGCACCCGATGCACATCACCCTGGAGATGGCGGTTGAGGCCGGAGCGATCAGCCGGTCCTGGGCCGACCAGAGACGGTTGCAGTGGGGCGAGTTCTCCTCTACCTACCAGAACTACGTCATGGGAGAGTTCGCCACCCAGGATGAGGACTCGGTCATCCCTCTCGCTTGGATTGAGGCCGCGATGGAGAGGTGGGAGCTGTGGAAGACCTCGGGCCAGCCCGCGTCCGGCCGCCTGGTGCTTGGGGTGGACGTGGCCCGGGGCGGCGAGGACAAGACCGCCATAGCGATCAGGCGAGGCGACATCGTAGAGGAGCTGCGACGGTACACCCGCACGAGTGACTCGACGGAGACCGTCGGCTGGGTCGTGGCCGCCATGACCACCAAGGGGCTGCCCGACCAGAACGCGGTGGCGATCATCGACTCGGTCGGAGTCGGCGGCCCGGTCGTGGACTTCGTTCGCAAAGGGGGCTGCCAGGTGATCGCCTTCAATGCCGGGGCCGCCAGCGTGCGCCGGGACAAGTCGGGGAGCTTCGGCTTCGTCAATCAGCGCAGCGAGGGCTGGTGGCACCTGCGGGAACTCTTGGACCCGCGCCCCATCGCCGATCCCAATAACCCCGAGGTGACGATCCCCATCTGCCGGGTCTGCCTGCCCCGTGACGCTGAGCTGCTGGGTGACCTATGCACCCCTAGGTACACGCTCACCCACCAGGGGCGCGTTTCGGTGGAAGAGAAGTCCGAAATCCGGAAGAGACTGCACCGCTCAACCGACCTCGGGGACGCGACGGTCCAAGCATTTTTGATCACGGGCGCCAACTCGGCGGTGGACCTCAACCAAGCCGCCCGGTGGCACGAAGGCGCCGCCCTCGATCCCAGGGGCCTGAGGACGGCGGTTCGGTTCGACCCCGGTGGCCGGGAGGTTCCCGGTAGTGCCGCCCGCTACAGCCGAGGGCCGTACGGGTAGGGCTTGCCGTAGGGGGTCTTGACAGAGGGGGAACAGTAGGCGTACCTTTCCTTCTATGTTCACCGCGACTAGCCAAGCCGAGCCAGTACGACGGACCCAGCCGAGCCGGACCACTTCCAGCGCCCGCCCGCCCGCTCCTCTCCGGACCAATACGACGCGCCCAGACGCACCTCGCCCAGCCACGCCACCGCGACTATCCGTGCCAAGCCGCGCCCTTATCCGGCCGTGCCTTCCCTTAGCGACTCGCCTTCTCTCGCCACTTCGATCCAGGCCAGATCAAGCCCCTGCGACTTGTCAGTTCTTGCCAAGCCGCGCCCCGCTGGCCCGCGCCTTTACGAGCCAGTACGACGTGTCAGATCTGTCCACTACACATCACTCCTCGCCCCTACGACACGCCACGCCTAGCACCGGCCCCGCCCCTGCTGCCCCGACCACTACGACCAGCCTGCTCTCGCCCAGCCGCGTCGCTCCTCGACATTCCGCTGCGACTTACCCGACCAACACGATTTGAGGGAGTCAGATATGCCCACTGCGATTAAGACCGAGATCAAGACCATGCCGCTCTCGTCCCTAGTTCTGGACTGGAGCGTCTATCCGCGACACGAACTGAGCACCAGATCAATGGCCTCGATCCGCGAGGCCAAGCGGGCGGCGGTTGAACTGCCGCCGATCATCGCCGACAAGGCCAGCAAGCGGGTGGTGGACGGCTTTGGCCGTTACCACGTCTACGCTGCCGACGATGGCCCCGACTGCGAGGTCAGGGTCGAACTTAGACCCTACGTCTCCGAGGCCGAGCTGTTCAGGGATGCGGTCACACTCAACGTGGGTCGCGGCGACGACCTCACGCGATGGGATCTGCTCCACTCGGCCAACATCGCCGAGGGGCTTGGGATAGGCGAGGACGCGTTCGCAACCTGGATCAGCTGGACCTCACCGACCTGGACGGCCTACCGCAAGGAGCGGACCGTCAAGACGATGCAGGACGGTCGAGCCGATCTCAAGCGATCCCTTCGGCACTTGTGGAGTGCGGATGCCGAACTGAACGACAGACAGGTCGCGGCAAACGACCACGTCGACGGGATGGGGCAGGTCTATCACGTCGACCAGCTCATTTGGCATATCGGTGCCGACTCGCTAGACCCGACAAACGAGCGGCTCCGAGAGCGGGCCGCGTACTTAGCCCCTCGACTGACCGAGTGGGTCGAGGCTCACCCCGTTGTGGAGGAAACCGCATGACCGCGAGAGAAGTATTTGGGCTGAACGGGACCAGCAAATGGAAGTCTTACCACGTCAAAATCCACATATCGTCCCTGGTGGGAGGAATCCCGAAAGACCCGGACACCATTCGGAAGTGGTTGAAGGCTAGGATCGCAGCCGACGACGTTGAGATCCAGAAGATCGCTGAGGAAACCATCCTGGCGATGAAGCTGGAGCCAGGGCAATATCCTGATCCCGATGCCGTGGTCGACGCTCTCCTCGTGACCATGAAGGGCAATGGCTTCAAGGTCCGCGACGGCGAACTGGTCTGGGAGGGCCGCTGCCTCAAGGCCGCGATCCGAGAGGCCGCCGCCGTCTGCTACCCCGGCACGAAGGAGTGGCCGGGAATTCCGAAGGACGCCGAGGGGAAGAAGGAGAGCCGGAAAGGTCTCGCCGCCTACCTGGTAGAGCGAGTGGAGGTCAGAGACCAATACATCCCCTTGGGCCGCAAAACACCTGACATCGCCGGGGAGCAGCGCATCAAGCACGTCAAGACTCCCCAGGGACCAGCATCGGCCATCTCGGTCGTCGATCTGGTTGAGGACGTGACTGTCTCGGCCACCATCGATGTGCTCAACGGCGATCAGTGCATCCCGCCCAAGCTGTGGGGGGAACTCTGGGAGTACGTTGAGCGCGGCGGTGTAGGTGCCGACCGGGCGCGGGGCGATGGCCGATGCGAGTTGCTCACGTTTGAGGCCGTCGTCTAGAGGAGCGGGGCGACCTGGCCAAGATGGGCGGGGGGGGGGGGGGCCGCCCCCCCCCCCCACGACCCTCTGGGGTAATCTCTGTGCGATGATCTCCGCGTGGTAGAGGTCTCCTGATGCCCCAGACAGTTCCCGTTGAAGTCAAGGTGACCGAGCTGGAGCCAGTCATGAAGCTGCTCGCGGCGCTGGGTCGCCTCTACGCCGTCATGAGCCTTGAGACCGCGACCGCGATGACTCCCGCCGAGGCGAGAGCATACGGAGCCGTGATGCGACAGGTGAAGGCGCTGGAGGAGGCCGACTGATGCGCTACCGGCTGTGGAAGCTCTGGTTCCGGCTCAGATACGGCTTCTGGGCGCCGCCAGCCTTCATCACCACCCCGATTTTGCCGATGTGCGAAGACCCCCGCTTCGACGTCACCTACATCGGCGAACTGTGGGGAATCCCGATCGGGGTTGATCCGAAGCTACCATCGGGCCAATGGCGGATTATGAAGCGGGAAGAGCACTTACACTTCGACGTGGATGACGGCTGATGCCCCGCACCAGCATCATCTCGCCCGCCCCGAAGAGCTACGACGCCAACGACCCCCGCACCGGCTACGTCCAAGAGGCCAACCCGCCCCAGACCCCCGATAGGGACCGGCGCGTGCCGCCCAAGTTGGAGGGCGAGCGAGGCTCGATCTGGCCCTCGACCCGGCTCTTCTCCTGGTACGAGCAGGGCTTGATATTTTTGCAGGGCCCGGTCGAGGACTTCGAGATCGAGGCCATGCTCAAGACCGATGGCAAGATCAGGGCGGTCGAGCAGGTGCTCACCCTCCCCATCCGGGGCGCCAAGTGGGTCATCGAGGCCAACGGCGCCAGCAAGGAAGTCGTCGACTACACCCATGAGCTGCTGACCGCGACCCCCGATCAGGGCGGGATGTCGACCACCCTGACCCAGGTGATCGCCTCGGCGGCGATGGCCTGCCTCTACCGAGCCTCGTGCTTCGAGAAAGTGTTCCGATTGAACGACGACGGCCTGGTGATCTACGACAAGATCGCCTACCGGCCCCCGACCACGTGTTACCTCGCGCGCCTCGCGACCACCGCCGAGCTCCGGGGCTTCCTGCAGTGGACCTGGGTCGACATCGCCAGCTTCGAGAAGATCTACATACCCGCCGCCAAGGCGTTCACCTACCTCCACGGGACCCACCGGGACCCGATCCAAGGGACGTCCGAGATGGACGTATGCCACAGGGAGTTCGCGACCAAGCAGAAGCTCCGCTTCCTGTGGAACGCATACATGGAGAATCAGGTCACCCCCAAGGCGGTGGGGACCGTTCCCTCGGGTGACCAGCAGGAGGCCGCCGACCTCGCCACCAAAGCCGCTTCACTTCGGGGTGGCGATGCCATAGGCCTGACTCAGGGCCAGACCCTCGCCGCGTTCAGCCCCAACTTTGACGCAGGTGCGGTCTTCGCGCAGGCCATCGCCTACTGCGACGAGGAGATTTACGCCTCGGTGCTGGCCAACTTCCTCGCGCTTGCGACTGCATCAGGCGTCCGTGGCGGAGGAGGCTCATATGCCCTGTCTCTCTCCCAGACCGACTTCTACCTCCAGTCGAGGTGGGCCGTTCTGGGAGAGATTGGTGAGGCCATCACCCAGCAGATCATTGCTCCGATGGTCAAGTGGAACTTCGGTCACCAGACGAAGGTGCCCCGGTTCAAGTTCGTCGCCCTGGCTCCGACCGCGAACATCACCGAGGGGATGATCCAGATCGTGACTGCCCTTGCCGCAGTGACGGGATCTCCCGGACAACCCCCGCCCCTCCCTGCCAGCTTCCTCGACCAGGTCATCAACCTCACGGGCTCCCAGTTCGGGCTCAACGAGGACGAGCTCAGAGCGGACATCGTGAAGCATCGCGCCGTTCTCGACAAGACCTACGCTCAGAAGCCCGCGGGCCCTCCCCCGAACCAACTCGATGCCACGACAGACGTTCTCGCCAACGCCCTCAAGAAGCGTCACCCCAATGACAAGCCCCTCCCAACCCCAGACCCAACCGCAGGGGACTAAGCGGCCGCCGCCCAAAGCGGTCGCACCCGTCGCGCCCGTCGCGCCTGTTGCGGCGGTCCTTCCCGGAGCTGCCCTGGCCGCCGGCGGGGCCGCGCTCATCGCTTCCATCACGGCCGTACTGGCTTCGAGCTACGGCGCAGCGGCTATCTCGGCCCTCCTCGTCGCTCGCCTGGTGAAGTGGGGAATCCTCCTCGCGGTCGCTCGGTGGGTGGTGGACATGTCCGGGCGGGCGCCCGGTGCCATGCCGAAGTCGATCGGCATCGCCAGCAGAGCCGTCCGTCAGGCGGAGTTCGGGTACCGCGCTTCGTATATCGTCCACGCGTGCGTGCGGCTGATGGAGTCGCTGACAAAGGGGGAGGACTTCGACCAAGCCATCTCGGCTGAGCGGACGTATCACCAGCAGCACATGGAGGCGATCCAACACAGGGCCCATGCGGCTAGGGGAGTGGACCGGGCTGCGGCCACTTCGGGACCTCTGCTGGGCTGGTATCTGGGCGGTGAGGCAGCCACTCATACGCCTTGGTGCCTGGCTGCTTCCGCGCACAACTTCGACATCAGGAAGCCCCCGCGTGGATTCTATCCGGGTACCGCTCATGCGAAGTGCGCGTGCTGGGCGGGGCCGCCCTTCCCGGGCGCGATCTCGGTGGCTCAAGCGACCAGTTCGATCAAAGGAGACTAGATGGACCCGGAGATCACCACGGACCGGGCGGCGATAGAAGCGGTCAAGGCCATTCACTACGCCTGGAATAGCGATCGGTGGCTCCCCCAGGTCATCACCGTCTGCCACGAGTGTCAAGATCAAGCCTACCCCTGCCGCACCGTCAGGATCATCAGCTCGACCGAGGCTAAGTGACCGCTCTCGCCCTCTCGCCCACCGACCGCAAGGCGCGCCTCCGTCACCTCGACGACCTGCTCTGGGCGGTTGAGGACGCCAATCTACGCGAGGTGCGTCCGTCGGCTGAGGTCGCCAGGCAGCTCCGGCGGGAGGGGATTCAGATTCCCAACGGAACCCCTCTCGGGTTCGAGGCTATCTCGCGCCTCTTCGCCTGTCAGATCCCCTACCTCAACCTCAGCCCCGGCCAGCGCCGAAAGCTGGAGTGCGGGATCGAGGCCGAGGACGATCCCGATTGAGGATCGTTCTGGCCCACACCTCGATCAAGCCGGGCGTTCGCGAGGCCCTTGACGCGACCGGCTGGAAGTGGGAGGCTATCGACGTCAGCGGCGACGACGAGGCGTATTTCAGGCTCTATCAGCGCCTCTGGCATGAAGGAGAGGGCTTCATCGGAATTGAACACGACGTGATCGTGAACCCAGGCACCCTGACCGAGCTGGCCGACTGCCCCGAGGACTGGTGCGCGGCGCCGATCCCGTACCTGACCGACCGGAGGTACGGGCTGGGATGTGTCAAGTTCAGCGGCCGTCTCCTGGAGGAGTTCCCCGACGCGATCGAGCAGGTGGCGATCAGCGCCATCATCGACGTGCGGATCCGTACCTGCTGGCACTGCCAGGGAGGCGACAGGCGCTACTGCAAGGGGAGGCACCCGGAGACCGTTGCGGAGGCGGTGCCTCCGGATCCGAACCACCCTCCGAGGCACTGGTGCAATATGGACGCGCTCCTGAGCGCGATCCTGCCCCGGATCGGGGTGAAGCTCCACGAGCACGAGGGGATGGTCGGCCACTATCGGACCTATGAGGGCTTGCCTCAGCCCAGCCACGCCTGTTGCGGTGAGTTCGCGAGGCGCTCCGCGTGATCTGCTGCTGCACGACTTTGGCTCCGTACGTCTGCGACAACCCTGACTTCTACCTGGCGTGGCTCTACTCAGCCGAGGAGATGCAAACCTGCTCGGACGTGCAGTTCTTCGCCGCGCTCGAGCTGGACGGGAGGGGGGTTGAGCCGTTCGTCCCCTTGCTGAACCGGCTGCTCGCTCTCGGTGGCGATCAGTGGAGCTTCAGCTTCGACGACGGGGCTACGGAGTACAAAACGGAGAACCGCCTGCGCCGGATCACGATGGGGCAGAACCTCTGCAGCCAGTTCGCGCTCGACGCCGGAGCGTCCCACATGCTCTTCATGGCGGCCGACTGCCAGCCACCGGGTGATGCGATCCCGAAGCTGCTGGAAGTCGACTGGCCCATCGTGGGCGGGGAGGTGGGCGGCGCGGTGCCGGGCCAGATGAGCACCTACGGCCTGCGCGGCTCGGAGGTCCGCGACCATCCGGCGACCCACGAGCCGTTCCCGTTCCCAGTCGAGGAGCACATGGCGACGGCCGCGTTCGTGATGATTCAAAGACAACTCCTGAAGCGGGTCAAGTGGCGCTACGATCTCGACACTGCGAGCACAGACGATCCCTGCCTGTACGCTGACGCCCTGGCGCTCGGCTATCCGACACTGGTGCGGAAGGACTGCTTCGCGCGTCACTACCCCGACGTGATCGGGCCGATCGAGACCCGTGGCCACGACCGGGCGATCCGGCGGTGAGGGCGCTCGTAACCGGGTCGGCCGGGTTCGTGGGAAGGCATTTTGTAGCGGAGTTGCTCTCGCGCGGGTATGGCCTGGTGACGCTCGACACTGCCGAGGCCGATGGTCAGGACTGCCGTTACTTCTTCGACAGCCACGTCCAGGGCGACCCCAAGTTTGACCTGGTCGTCCACTGTGCCGCGGTGATCGGAGGCCGCATGGGGATCGAGAACAACGCCGCTGCCGTGCTGACCGAGAACTTGAGCCTGGACTCCTCTGCGTTCCGCTGGGCTCTGCGGGCCAGGCCCAGGCACTTCGTCTACTTCAGCAGCTCGGCGGTGTACGGCACGGACCTCCAGGCGGCGATCTGGAAGCGGAAGCTCGCCGAGAGCGATATGGGCCGCGAGGGGGGCGGCGATCCCGACGCCACCTACGGCTTCGCCAAGTTCGCCGGGGAGGAGATGGCTCTCCACGCGCAGGCGGCCGGGTTACGGGTCCATGTGTTCCGGCCCTTCTCGGGGTACGGCGAGGACCAATCTCTGGACTACCCGTTCCCCTCGCTGATCGAGCGGGTCAAGCGGAGGGACAACCCCTTCGAGATCTGGGGCGACGGGACCCAGGTGCGGGACTGGATCCACGTTGACGACATCGTGGGTGCCGTCATGGCCGCGATCGAGGCCGACGTGCCAGGCCCGGTCAACTTGGGCAGTGGCAACCCGTTCACCTTCGTCGAGTTGGCTCACCTGATGCTGCACGAGGACGGGGCGAGCTCCTACTGCTACCCGACACTCTCCTTCAGCACCGACAAGCCCACGGGAGTGGCCTACCGGGTGGCCGAGACGGGCAAGATGCGCTCCTTCTACCAGCCCAAGGTGCCGCTCTATGAGGGGATCAGGCGAGCGCTGGCCTACCAGACCTCCAGCCCGTGAGCGTGGAGGACCATCGGGGAGTGCCGGTGCCAGACGAACCCGGCCGCCTTGAGCACCCGGTCGATCCGCTGGTCGCAGTAGTCCCAGCCCCGGTCGAAGGTGTTATATGGCCAACCATCCTCGGCCAGCGGGTTGGGCAGCTTCAGGACGGCCTCACCGAAACGGACGCAGCCGAGGGTCACGACGCCGCTGACTGAGCGCTCGGTGGCACTCCGGTAGTAGGAGAAGCCGCACCACGGCTCGGGGCAAGCCTCTAGCTCTTCTAGTGCGCCGGGCCAAGGAAGGACGTCGTGCTCGACCACCGCGAAGGCTTCTCCGCGCCCCCACCACTCGCCCAGCAGATCGGGGTAACCGGCTCTCGTCTCATAGCCCCTGGTCAACTCCACGAACTCGGCATTGGGAACGGCCAGTTGGAGGAGTGGGTGAACCGGTCCACAATGAGCGATGAGGGTCTTCAACGGGGTCATTGTGACAGCCGAGCGCAAGTGGACCGTCCTGCCGGACAAGGCTTCGGAGACCGGCCCGGGGATGCAGGGCCAGGGATGGTCGTCCCACGAGACCGAGCTGATGGTCCGCTACCTGCTGGGCACGGATGGGCTCTGGGCCAAGGCGATGACGGTGGCCCGATCTCGGACAGACAACCCCCACGCCGTCGCCGACACCCTCCACGAGGAGTTGGTCCCCCGGAGCGAGTTGCGGGCCCTGCTGAAGGCTGGCTGGGACCCGTCACGGGTCAACTGGCTGGAGATCGCCCACGAGCTCATCGAGCGAGCGCCGGACCCGACTTCCAAAGGCCTAGCCAGGCGCCACGTCCACCGGCTGGACCTAGCGGGCACCTGCACCGGCCCGGGCCCTTGCGTGACCTCCCCGATCGGAACTGGCAAGAACTGGGTCACCAAGACCGACCCGATAAGCGGTCTCCATCCCTATATCCGCGCGATCGCCCACGCGCTCCTGAGATCCGGCCACTCCGAGCAGGACTCGGTTCGGCTCGCCGTCGGGATTGTCAAGAGGTGGGCGGCGGGGGAGGGCAAAGTTACCGGGCCGACCCGAGCCCGAGCAGCCAAGGCCGTCTCCCAGTGGGAGTCTCTCAAGGCCAAGGACCACGCTCACCTTGCGCGAAGTCGTGATAACCTTTGGCCCGAGGGATTCCCGGGAGTCCGAGTGCCCCAGACGATAGATCTGGCAGCCAAGGGTGGCGCCGCTAAGTTCGCCGCCCGCGTTATGCCCACCAAGGCCCACGTTCGAGCTGCGATGAAGCGTGCCTCGAAGTGGTCTGACGACAAGCCTCAGAAGAAGGCCGCCCTGGCGATGGCCCGACTTCGTGGCAAGCAGCTCGGGATGGACCCGAAGGAATACACCCCTCCGACAGGTGCAGGGAAGGGCCAGTTGTTCTCCCGGATCTCCCGAGCCTTCAACTTCGGCCAGCGCCATCCAGACCAGGCCAAGATGAAGAGCCTTGAGGCCAAGGGACAGGCTCTCGCACCCGCATCCGGCTCTGACCGGCCCCGCTACCAGATCACCGACCGCTCCGACCTGGCCCGAGCAATCAAGGCGGTGGGTCGCGGGAGTGGTGGCCACGCTCTGATTAGGGCCTACATCAAGCGCCGGGCAGCGGCCCTAGGCGCCTCAGACATGATCCCCTCCGATTGGAGGACCGCCTGATGCCATATGGCCTACTCGGTGTTCTGATGATCGTGCTGGTGATCTTCGGCATCATCTACTTCGCGAAGCGGGTCTGATGGCCACCGCCTACCAGCTACCCATCGAGCGGACTGAGGGCAAGCGCCTCGGTCGCCAGCTTTTCCGCAAGCAACTGCTGCATGTCGGGGATGTGCGCTACAAGGACACCGTCCTGCACTTCACCCCCGAGATCCTGCAGGAGCTGGTTGACGAGTTCAACGCCGGGAGCATGGACGCGGTCCCGTTCCAACTCGCGGACGCGGCCAACCAGCACACCCAAGACCCAGAGCGCACCCGCGGCGAGGTGATCGGCCTCGAAGCGGAGAAGGACGGCCTCTATGGGCTGATCGAGATGGGGCCAGAGGGCGCCAAGCTGATCGAGGCGTTCCCGAACCTGGCCGTCTCGGCCTCGCTGGAGCCGGACGCGGTCAACGCGGTCACCGGCCGCAAGTCCCACCTACTTCTCAAGCACGTTCTGGGCACCATCGACCCGGTGGTCAAGGGCATGAGCCCCTGGGTGCCGGCCCAACTCGCCCAGAGCGACATCGAGATCATCGACCTAACTGCGGCCGAATATCAAGGAGCCCAAATGGACGACTACACAGAAGAGGAGCGCGAGGTCATTCGGGCTCGGCGTGAAGCCGCAGCTCAGCCGCCCGCGCCCACCGCGGTCGACGACAAGCCTCTGACCGAGGCAGAAGAGCGCGAGGTGGAGGAGCAACTGGCCAACCTCGGGCTGTTCGCCCCTGCGGGTGAGCCCGTTGGCGCGGAGTTCTCCGCAGATGGCGCCGAAGCCATCAACCTGGCGCACCAGCGCATCAGCGACCTGGAGGCGTCCAACGCCCGGCTGGAGCATGACCATGCCGCCGAGGTCTGGCAGGGCTACCGCATGAAGCTCCTGACCGCAGGAGTGCCCAAGTCAATGGTCGACCTGGCTGCTGGGGTGTTTGACCCCGACGCGACCAGGACGATCGACCTCGCAGCCGAGTCCGTGACTTCGGTGCGGGACCGTTACGGCGTCGTCATCCGCAAGCTGCTCGAAGAGACCCCGCGGCTGGACCTCTCGCGTGAGTTGGGGGCCAGGATGACCAGCGACGACGGTTCGCCGGGTGACCCGATGAAAGTGAGCCTGGAGAACGTCGCCAAGTTCAAGCACGACTTTGACGGCGCAGACGCGCCAGGAGGCACCGCCTGACATGACGGCCATCACCTACGTCACACGGGACGCCGAGAAGACCCTCCCGCCTACTGGCCCAATCGCCGGCGGGCAACTGGTGGTGGGCACCGTAGTCGGCGGCGTTGACAGCGCCGCGATCGCGGGAGCCCTCGCCAAGAACGTCATCGGCATTTGCCTCATCGACTGCGACACCCAGGCCGACGTCAGCGCGGTAACCCCGATGGAGGCGTTCCCCGCGCAGGTAATGTGCCCGGTGGGAGTCCACCACGAGTACCCGGTCACCTACGCGGTCGGCGCGACCATCGGCACCAAGCTGTGCGCGGCGGCCAACGGAGCGGTGCAGCCGTATGTACCTTCCACGTTCTCCTCCGACGAGGTCGTCGGGTACTGCACCCAGACGACCCTCACGGGCGCGGTCGGCAACGCTTACATCAGTCCCAACTGAGCAGAAGGAAAATTGAGAAATGCCGACTGATCTCCTCGGGGTCCCCAATACCCCACTTGTAGCCTCGTCTGGAGGCGCCAAGCTCACCATCTCAGCCATCCTCAAGGATCCGACGTTCATTGAGGCCTACCTCCTGAGCATCGACAACTACCTGTTCGTGGCAGACAAGCTGTTCCGCACCGTGCAGGACTGCCCCTCTGGCACGGTCATCTACTACGCCTCGACTCCGGTGTTCGCGGACAACAATGCCCCGGTAGTGGCGGAATTCATCGAGATCCCCACCGCCATGACCGGGCTGGGAGTCCCCTCGACCGCGATCTCTCAGCGCCTCGCGCTGGCCGTGCTGGTCTCGGAGCAGATGCGGACCAGGAACAACGTCGACGCGCTCAACATCCAGCTCCGGCAGGTGCGAAACACCCTCGTCCGCGGCTGGGACCAGATCTTCATGGCGAACCTGCAGGCCAGCATCATCACCAGTGCCACCTTCGCGGCGGGCGGGTGGCAGGCATCCCACCAAGTCGCCGCTGGCTCGACTTGGGGCAACGCTTCGGACTTCACCGCCCGCACCGACATCGCCAGTTCGGAAGCGGTGATCGCCAACGAGGAGCGTGGCTTCATGCCCGACTTCCTCCTCATCGACCAGACCACCTACTTCAACATGCTGGGCAACCCCGCCGCTTGGCAGATCTACCTCGGCAACATCGCCAACTTGAACCCCCAGTTCATCGGCAAGCTGCCAATGGCGATCATGGGGCTGGACACCTACGTCACCATCAACGGGAATATCCCGGTTGGATCTGCCTATGTGGGCCAGCGCGGGATCTTCGGCGGGATCTCCAACGAGCGCCCGCTGCGGGCGACCCCGTGGTACGAGCACCGGCCCGAGGAGACCTGGCGGTCGGACGTGTCCCGCGTGGCTACTTCCTTTGTTGACCAGCCTGCGAGCCTGGTCCAAATCACAGGGGTAAGATAACGGCTTCAACCACCTCTGGACCGGGTCTTGAGCACGCAGGCGGCCGGTATCGACTGCTGGCCGCCTGCTGGGGCAAGCACCGCTACGGCGCAATCGTCGAACTCGACGATGAGCAGGCGCGGCGTCTTGTCCAGCCCGGAATCTTCGAGCTGGCCAGCGAGCCTGAGCCGGAGCTGGGTAGTGGCATGGTGACTGACCTGGCGGGAGTTCCGAACTACCCAGTGGTCGCCAGTTCCGACCCCGGGCCCTCAGCCATGCAGGAGTCGATGCAGCTCAAGGCGCCGACACAGGTAGGAGCAACTTACCGCTCGCGCCGGAGGCGGTAAATGCCCTACACAAGCCCTGATCAGGTGCGTGCGGTGCTGTCCCCGGACGGCACCAGCGCCGATCCCTCGACTGCGGCGTCGTTCCCCGACGTCGTCCTGCAGGTCTCGTGCGGCCAGGCGGAGGACGACATAGACACCAAGCTCGGGGGGCGGTACTACGACAACACTGGCGATCAGGTCTTCCCCGATCCCTGCCCGAACATCATCGCCGACATCGCGACCGATATTGCGGCCTATCTGGCGACGGTGCAGTTGCGCGAGGGCATGGCGATCCCGGTCACCGACCCCGTGTATCAGCGCTGGATGCGTGCCGTCGGCATCCTCGACGACTTGGGGACGGGTAAGCGGGCGGTATTCATCGCCGGCCAGGAACCCGCGTCGGTGATGGACACCGTGGCGCACGTCAACCCCGGTCCCCTGTTTTCGCCCGCAGATTACGGGATCGGGTTCAGGCCGTATCCACGTGGGGGCTGGGGCTGATGGCCTCGACATTCTTCGCACGCACTGAGGCACTGAAGGAGCGCGTCGGCACCGGGCTGATGAGCTTCACCGTGTCCGCCGATCAGGTCTACGCATACAACATCGAGGCGGGCGGCTGGGAGAACTTCCTGGGCAAGTACGGCCCCAGGTCTCTCGAGCCTCGCCACGGCGGCGAGCTTCACGCTCTCGAGCTCTCCCTGAAGGCGCTGGCCGACCATCTCTGGGAGGATTGCGCCGACCGCCTCCTGCTGCCCGACGGGCTGTTCGAGGCCTTCGTCAGCGGCGCCGAGGAGTTGTGCGCGGCCTACTCGCTCAACGCGCCCGTCGAGTGGGGCAACCTGCGCCTCTCGGGCCATCCCGTGGTCGAGGACAACGGCGCCACGGTATACGACCGGCCGCCGATCTCCCCACGCCTCTCCCGAGCGGAGCTGGACGCGCAGGATGCGGCCTCGGATCGTCCCGATTGGACCACCCCGAGCGGGACGAGGTGAAGCTGTGATTACCGCGCTCCAGATGGGCGCCTGGCTCACCTCGCTAGTCGGACTCCCACCGCCGAACGGGAGTGGCGTTTACTTCGAGAGCAAGTGGCAGCCGTTGGACAAGCCCAGTCCCGACCGGATGGCCTTCCTGACCCTCCCCGGAGGACCCGGTACCACCAATGAGCGCGTCATGGACAGGATCACCGTCACCATCCTCTGCCGAGGCAAGCAGCGCGCGTTCTGGGACGCCGAGGCGCTAGCGGCCTCTATCGACGATGCCATCCTGGCGGTGGTGCCGCCAGTCACGATCGGTGGTAGCTTTGTAAACGACGTCGACCGGCTCGGGGCGCCGCCGCGCTACACCGGAGAGGACGAGTCGAAACGTAGTCTCTTCACCTGCACTTACATCTTCGCCCACGCTCGCTAGGAGTAGCACTAATGCCGCAGCTAAACCCGCTCGCAGACATCACCGCCGGCAACATCATGGTTGGGTTCGCCAACTTCTACTGGGCGCCGCT